GTTAGCGTCACGCTCCATACGCCACTGGATAGGAATCTCTACTCCATCTACAGTCGTAAAGTTTTTCAGGTTCGGGTAAGCAACACCAACAAGTAATGCAGCATCAATAGTCTTTTGAGCCGCAGCATTCTTCATCGAAGCAGAAAGGATATGACTCCAATTACGTAGAGTGTTCTCCATCAGATCGCCGAACGGACGCTCACCACCCTTTAGTTCTCTGGAGAAGTACTGGCCAGACAATCCAGATGCTGCCATCGGAGTCTTGGCGTCTTCACCTTCCATTGCTTTATAGAATGGGATGTAATAAATATCATTTGAGAATCTATCGTACCCAGCTTGATCAATGATGCCTTGCTTCAACGCAATGTCCAGCACTGACTTGTTGAGCTTGTTCATATTTTTTAGAACACGGTTATACACATCAATACGTGGTTCACCATTTAACTCACCGGCAGCTAACTCATCACGAGCCGCAACAATTTCAGGATCAACAGAACGTTTATCAGCAGGCAAGCGAGCATCACGATTAGCCGCTACCCAAATCTGGTACACATCCAACTCATTACCAACAGGAGATAAGATTTCAATCAAGCCATCTGTGTTTGGTTTGATGTCCAGTGCGCCGTCTCGTAAGTACACCTGACCATTAAACATCATGCCTTCTAACGCGCCATCAACAGTCTTGGATAGACGAGCCATGATGTATGCATCGTAGTCATAGTCTCTGATGGTTCGGTATTGATCGGCTAAACCTTGAGCCATACGCTGCCAGAATCTATCTTGCAAACCCTTCAGCTTATCAACAATGTTCTTTGACTCAGGCTTGAACTGGCGATTCATGCGGTCGCGCAAATCTTGTGAAAAGCGAGAGAACGCCTTGTCTTTATCAACTGACTCGCTGGTTTCAATAACTTGCGGCGTAGTTTTTACACCTAAAATATCACCAAATCCCTCAACATCTTTAGCTATAGTAGCCGCATCTAAATCTAATATTTCTTCTGTGATTTCTGCCAACTGTTCCATAGCAGATTGATACTCTGGTTTTACACCAATCAGTTCTCGCAAGATAGTAGCAAATCTACTGAATGCAGAAACACGAGGAGTAACCATAACGGTGTCCATGTATTTCTGCACATCTTCGCTCGTCAATCCCCATGAAACTATTTCATGAGCATCTTTCAATGCCATACCCTTTTCCAAAACTTGATAAGGGACTGGCTTGCCAGCTCTTTGATCTGCTTTAGCTTGTTTTAGTACCTGCTTATATAAACTATTTAAGTCTTTAATTAACTTCCCGTTTTTGCCATACTCAATAGCTGCATAGGTAGCCGCATGTAATAGCTCATGTAAGATGGTGCTATACCTTGCTCCGCCAACTGGAACCTGTCTGCCTTGTATTGTCCTAAATGGTTCTTTACCTTTTCTTAAACCATTTATTTTTAAATCGGCTTTAACTCTCATCCCTTTGCCGGGGATGTAATGCTCTACTGAACCACGAGCTTTTTTACTAAGCATGGTGTCATTTAACATAGTAAACGACATTTTTACGCCACGTTTTTCAAAAGCAAGTATTCGTTTTTGAACAGCTTCTGCAATAACTTTAGAGAATTTATTTGGAGCATTATCTATTGCCCAATCAGCTAATGGTATTAAGCTGTTGCCTTGTAAGCTTTCTATTTCTTTTGCAATTTGTACATACGATTTAGACAAATGCTGGAACTGATGGAGTTCTTTTTTCTTTGGTTTCTTTGGGGCGGCTGGCTTTACAGGCTGTTGTGCGGTAGGTGCAGTTAATCCATTATCATCAGCCCACTTTGAAAATACCTGATCAAGACTTAGTACAGGATTTTCACCAAACATATCTACACCAACTTGTGACTGAGTAGCCTGAGCCGCAGCAGCATCGCCTAGTTCTCTTAGTCCATCACCAATCTTTTTAGCCGAACGTATATTGTTTGCAAAGAATTGTAGGATAGGAGTTGTGTATGGGTTGGCAACCAATCCACCCTGCTGGATGTAGTCTTCTATCCTTGCGCCCTGACGTTTGGCATTAATAGCTTGTTCAGTCGCTTCAATGATTGCATCGCGAAGATCATAATCAGCTACGCCTTCTAACTTAGCCATGCTCGGTGCAGCCACAGCCAAACCACGCATAATGGTTTGAGCTTCTGGGTCTACTGCTTCCGCATATAAGTCAATCAACGCATCGTTGCCATACGCTTGAGCAAAGATCGCATTGTTTAAGCGCTCTTCTGCTTTCTTGTTGGGCTGACCTTTTGCATCACGTAGCGCACCCTGTTCTTCTTTAGGCATAGCGGCAACGAATCCAGCAACAGATCTTGTGGTTGGTTGGCCATCCGCAAGGAACTCCAAACCACCCAGATCAAACCTGCCCATGTCAATCTTGGCCTGCTCAGTAGGTGACATTCCTAGCTGACCAGATATATTGCCTTTATCTGCTATGTCTGGAGTCAATGAAGACTTCGGCATAACACGAATCAATACAGGGTTTTCTATTTGGCCAATAACGTTTGGATCAATCCCATGACTAGGATCATCCATCATGTTCTGCATATATCCTTGCGCCGTGCCGTCTTGATAGGCTTTCTGTAAACCAGCTACACGACCATTGCCAGCAACAGGACGAACAGCAGTTGTGTCTGTATCAGCATACGATGGGTTTATAGATCCGTCAGCACTATTACTTGGAGTAAGAGATGACGCGGGTACTACCGCATATTGCACAGGAATTTTGGTGCCGTCAGATGCCGAGACAACATCAACATTACCCATTGAGTTTGCGTTTATCTCTATGTCACTAATTACAACTGGGGCGCCAGAACCAAAATCTCTGGACACTGATAGTCGGTTGTAATCAGGATTAGATGCGATGCTTTGTACTTGTTGCACAGATGCAGGACGCGAGCGATCACGGTTCTGTATATCACCCAGTGATACACCATAGTCTGATGGACTGCCTGCCCAGTATTCACCTAAGTCTGCCGGAGCTTTTGCTTCTTTAGTCGGCGGCACTGGTGGAGGAACTATTTGATCTTGTGGAGGCGGAGATGAAGGCAATCCTTGAGGAGCTTGCTCTACAGTTGATGGGGCAGCAATTGCTTTAGATGCTTGCATACCAGCACCAACGCCTGCACCAGCAACTGATTCAGCAGCAGCAGAGTTAATAATACGCTTGAAGTTCTCTTCAGATAAAAGATCACCAGTCTGCTCACCTAGCGCACGTTCAGTACCAAGGTTGATAGCTTCTTGAGTACCGCCTGCTACAAATTCTTCTGCACCTTGTTTAGCTGCTTCTTTAGGAATCTGTTTAGCTACTTCGCGCTTGGTTAGATTCTTTGCAGTTTCTGCCATTGATTTCTTAAGCAGAGATGAAGCAGGTCCCAAGAACGCATCAAGAGAACCTGATGCTAATGCAGCAGCCATCGTGGCATCACCAGTTTTTAATACGTAATCACGTATCTGATCTGCACGTTGCTGTGGATCAGCCACATCTTTAGTGTCTTCTAATACTTTGTTAATACGAGTTTGTACACCACCACTCAACTCCATAGCAGTACCAGTAACTACAGCGCCAGCACCACCAGTAGTTGCAGCAGCCACCATAACTGGAACCAATTGAACCATACCGGAGCCAAAGTTAAATGCAGCCCAGTCGGTAAAATCTTGTAGGCCTTTAACGTCAGTTAAATCCTCTGTCTTACCTTTGTACTTTAATCTTTCCTGCTGATACTGTTTGATCATCGCAACAGAATCTTTAAGCATTTCTCTGCGGTCTTTAACTTCACCAACAGAATGCTCACGCAATGTATTACGAATCTCTGGACGAGAGTTCATATACATACGGGCGCGACTAGCTACAAAGTCGTCAGCTTGTATTTTTGTAGGATCGGTTAACTCACCCTTATCAATCTGATCGTATAGGTTGATTAAGTCTAAGTTTGTTTTGGCAGCACTAACATCTTTAACCACAGATAAAGATTCAGGAATAGTTTTGACTGCAATCTTTCCAGACTCAACACCCTTACCTGTTTCGGTTGTAGGCATTTCTTTTTCTGGGGTAAGCTTCTGCAACTCTTGACTTACATATTCTGTAGGAGATTGACGTTCCTTCTTAGGCTCTTCTAGTTTAGGCGCAACTTTAGCCTCAGTAGGAAATACCTGAGATGTTTCGGGTCCTTGAAATGGATTGGCTATAGCACCAGACTCTGCTGTAGCTTTAGATTTCAAATACGCATCAGGGTCGAACGCTGTCGGCGCAGGCTTTGGCGCACTACGCAAGTATGCATCTGGATCAAATGCCATTACTATCTCCCTAGACGCGTTTTAATTTGTGCCGCTCTTGGATCGGATGGGTTTGCATTTGCCCATGCTAATGCTTGCTGATCTTCTGGTGTTAATTGAGTTGGAGTAGGAGTGCCTTGAGTTTTAGTCATATACATATCCAACTGTTGCATCTTATGTTTAACATAATCGTCACTAGTTTTAATAGTTGGATTTTGTTTTTGGAACGTTCTTAATGCAACAGGATTCTCTTGCATGTCATTCCATTCCTTATCGTACTGCAATGCCATCTGTGCGCGTGCGTAAGGAGTTCCCTGACCTGTAGGATGCATCTTGTTGTAAACCTCAAGCTTCGTAATCTCTGGATTCTTAGCCTTCTCTTGTTCGTAAACAGCATCAAGAAGTTTCTGTTCTGATCCGGGTAACTGAGCAATTTCTTTTTGCGCTCTAACTTGCATAGCAGTACGGCCAGTTTGCTGACCTTCTGTAAATTGCGTTTTAGATGCTTCAGTCTTAGACTTGGCAATTTCTTCGGCTGCTTTATTTTCAATCTTGATGTTCTCGTTAGCACCTTCACGAGCAAGACGTTTGCTTTCCTGAATATACTTATCAGCCGCTTCACCCTGACCAATACTACGCAAGTACGCAGCTTCTTTAATTCTGTTCTGAGATTCAATCAGTGCCTTATCGCGCTCACGGATATCTTTCATCTGACCTTGATAAGTCTCAAATCCTTTGGTCGCACCAGTAGCAATGTTCTGTAATGCATATGGTGAGCTACCAGCAGCAACGCCCAAGCCGCCAGCAATAAGCGCATCAGCTAAAGAGTTACTTTTTTCTTTAGTCAGCTTCTCACGCTCAAGGCCAACTTCTTCTTCACGCTTCTTATAGAACTCTGGATCAATACCAAAAGCTCTTTGCATGTCTAATTGACGTTGTTTTTCTATTTCAAATGTAGATTCCGGAGCAACAGACAATAGTTTTGGGGCAGCCTCGTATATCTGATATGGAGTACCACCTTTAGCAAAGGCAACAATGCCACCACCTGCGTAGTCTTCTGACTTAATAGGTATGGATGTCAGGCCACCTGTTGCCGCCATTTCTACTGGCGTCTCAGGAACTGGAGCTGCCGGTGCGCCCATCTGTGGTCTAGCCTGTAACGCCGCTTGCGCCATTTGTTGTGGCTGCTGTGGCATACCTTGTGGTTGAGCCATCCGTGGTGGCTGCAACCCTAAAGCATCCTGCACTACAGTACTAGTTGGCGGTTTAGCATCTTCTTTAGATATACGATCACGCATCATCGCGGCAAGGACAGCCTTCTGGGTATCAATCAACCCAGACTGCGCCATACTAGCCAACTGCGGCTTACTGTATTTCAGTGCTAATGCCTGAATTTCTTGGATTCCGGGAACGCTCATGATTGATCCTTAACCATGTTATGTAACGCTAATTTTTCCAACCCGCCATGTACCTGACCACCCTCTGCTGCGTTAGCTTTCATGTACGCACCTATACCTGCCGCGCCTAAACCTGCAATCTGTGATGCATAAGACGGTGCTGCTGCTGTGTACTGTTGCTGTGTCTGACTGCCAAGTGGTGCGCCACGCAAGATATCTGACATGAATGCCAGTTGCTGCTGGTTGTAACCTTTTTGATTCAAGAAATCCTGATACTGCTGCTGCATCTTCTGCTGCTGCAATGCCTGCTGTTGCGAGCCTGCCGCTTGTTGCGCTGCAATAACATCTTTCTGCTGACCAAATTGTGTCTGACCTAACTGACCCAGAGTAGCTGCTGATTGTCCTGCTGCCTGCGCTCCCTGTAAGCCTAATGTAGAACCAAACTGTTGTGCCTGTTGAGCCTGCTGATACGCTGCTTGTAAACCTCTACCATATATATCAGCCTGTAACTGACCTAGATTACGCTGACGCTCTGCCTCTACAATAGCTGAACGTGAACCACCAAATGCGCCCTGTTGTACAGCCCTAGCCTGATCCATTTGACCTTGCATAGCCGACTGACGAGCAGCCTCACGCAACTGTGGTTGCAGTGCATTCTCTACGTATGGAGACATGTACGAACCCATCGCGTATGGATCTGTTGCCATGCCTTGATATTGCTGGCCAGCGTTTAACGCTTGGAGACCAGATATACCAGCCATCTGCGTGCCTATACCTATCTGACGTGATGGACCTAAATCACTAACGTTTTGGAATGCTTGCTGCTGTAAAGGTGTAAACCCAGCAACACGCTCTCCACCGTAAGCTTGATACGGCGCTTCGGTTAGTGCTTCTGCTTTACCCAACATCCTTTCCACATACGGCTGTGCGTATTCTGGAATGGTTGTTTGCGACATGCTAGTCGCTGGTGCTGGTGGCGATGGAGATGAACACATAATTTACCTCAGAATGTATATATCATTTGCGTTGCTGCTTCTTTGAAACCCATTCTTGCCCAAAGTTTAGCTACACGCAAGTCTGTCATTGCGGAGACAAGTACTCTTTTAACTCCGCGCTCTTTCAATTCTTCAAGAATAACTTTTACTAGCTTTTTGCCTACACCATTACGGTGGTCTTTCAATACAAAGATCGTGTCTTCTTGTGCTATCAAATCACCATTGTGCATATCATGCGTAACATAAACGTTACTATACCCAACTGGTACACCTTCTAGTCTAATCAAAAAGGTTAATAACCAACCCTCATCTCCAGACTGTATATACTTTTCCAACCTAGGGTTATACGGTGGATAATTTATCCCATCTTTTGCCAGTCGCTCGCACATCTCAAAATAGTGCTGGCGATATAACGGCTCCAGTTCGTCGTATGTTTCCTTAAACCTACCTAAGTGGAATGTATAACTCATGCTGGCAATAGTTTGTCTGCTCTCGTATTAACCGCTACTTTACTTTTACCTACCGTTTTCTTACGGGCTTTCTGTACACGATCCATCATTGCGTAGAGCTTTCTTGCTCCCGCCTCCGTGCTTCCGTTACCGATTTCCGATACGATTCTAGCGGGTACCACAAACTCTCCGTCAGCCAAGCGAGCAGGCTGGCGATCACCAATAGAAGCAGGAATAGAATCAGATACGCCATCGCCGGGTCCTCTCAGTAAACGACCACCATCGGAGTAACTACCTAAACTGTAACCACCATTAGCTGTACCACCTTCAGCATACCCTTGATATCCAGTTAAACCAATTTGTTCTTCTGGTGTTAATTGTTGTATCATCATTGGTGGCATAAAAGCTTGCTCCATACCACCAGTTACTTTGCCTGCATTGTCTGTGTACTGCATTGTGGCAGGGTTGTAGTTATATGCTGGTGCGGCCGATGCGGCAGATGGGAAAGAAAGATTTGACAATTTCTTTTCTCTTTCCCACTCTTTATCGGAAACACTTTTATATATTCCGGGTGAGTTTTCTGCTGCATATGCTTGCCTAGCTTTTTGCTCTGCTGTTCGTGGGTCAATAGCACCGCCGCCACCAAAACTAGCAATTCCACCATCAGCGTACCCTTGCGCTTGCAAGTTAGAACCCTTCAACGCCAACTGCTGTTCCATCATTGGATAGAACGCTTCTAGTCCTAGCTGCTGATTTATATCTTGCCGTGGTTGCATCTGTATGTTTGGAATCATAGACATATCCGCTGCCGCTAAACCTGTTTGTGGCGTATATGGCGCTATCGTACCGCCCAATGTTTGTGTGGTGGTGGTTGGTTGTGGTGCTGATTGTTGAACACCAACTGATTTAAGCAGACCGGGCGTTAATCCAAAATATGCACCACTACCAATTTTACTTCCCATAGCATAAGGACTATTACCACCTACGCCACTATACGGCTGTCCCGGTAACCTACCAAGCACAGGCGCATAGAAATCTCTAACAGCGTCTTGCATATTGTTTGATGCAGCAGGCGTGACTGTAGTTGCCTGCGTGTACTGCATTGTTTCTGGATTGTAAGAATACTTAGTATCTGTTGTTGGTTCTTTTGCTTTTGCAGTTGCTGAACCACCTAAAGCCATACGCATTTCACCACTATACGTATTTACACCAGTATCACCAGATGGACTAATCACATTGGTTGGTACAGGGCGAGCCATCGTAGGGTTTGCATACATAGGCGTTTGCAAGTTAGCCATAGGGTAGCCAGTGTTAGCTCCCATAGCATTAGCTGCTGACATCTCTTCTACCTGACCGCCTACTGCCAACGACATAAGGCCGCCTTCTTTAGCAATCTTTTCTATAGGACGGGCAATAAATCTAGGTTCTTCATAGTATTTAAATTCAGAAGATGACTCTCTAGGAGCAAATGCGTTTTCAGTTAACTCTGTTGAGAACTCATAAGGACGAATAGTCCCACGGCGGGACGCAGCCATTGCATCAGCCTTAGCCTTAGCTTCCTCAGCAGCTTCTTCCTGTTGAGCTTGAAGAACACCCATACCAGTAGCAGCCAAGCCGTAGCCTGTGCCAGTAGGAGTAGCGTTCCATACTTCTTTAGCGCCTTCCCAGCTACCAGTTGCTCGCTTAAATCCTTCGCCTGCTTTTTCTAAATTACTTGGAACATATGCTTGAGGCTCGACAAATGGAGACCTTGGCACAGACATCTCTCCACCTATAAGCGTTTCTCTGCCGCCCGGTAATGACATGTTGGATTGTGGCAATAAGTTGCTCTTAGTTGTAGAAGCAAGGTCAGATATACCTTGTTTTGACAAATCAACTACGTTATTTGTAATAGGAACATTTGGCGTAGCATTAACTAAAGATCCGGGCGTTATTTGTGATACTTCGCCTATATTAGTAAATCCTGCATTATTTGGTGAAGCATATTTAGAAATATCAAATACTGGTGTTTGAACGCTTGGTGTAACAACAGTAGGAGACACTGGCGTTGTAGTAGCCCAACTAGGTACACTCTGCGCTGCGTTTGGAGCCATTATGCTTTTGGCATTAAATCCTTGTAAGCTGTTTAATCCACCAGTTGTTGAATTTACACCAGCCTCTTTTGCAACATTTGCAAATGTGTCGGTACCCAACGTTGTAGCTGATCCTGTTCCAGCATTAGCTAAAGCTGGATTTTGAGCAAAGCCACCAAGGGTAGGATTAGCAACAGACGGTGTAACACTGGCTGGCGTTCCTGCTGCCGTCAATCCAGCACCCAAACCAGCGCCACCATAGGCACCCAAGCCCATCATAAAACCCTTACCTAGACTACCTGTCGCTGCTGTACCTAATGCGCCTACTGTCAGACCTGCTTGCATAGCGGTCAAGCCAATACCTGCTGGACCGAGGAAGAAGCCAGCAATCATTGGAAGTAGTGATTTAAGAATCCCAGCTTCAGGGAGACCGGTCTCTGGGTTGATAGTCAGTGAGCCGCCTTGTGACATAGCCAAGGCTTGCAGACCCTTAACCTCACCCGGTGTCATATGTACTAGGACCGAATCTTCCCCTCTACCAGCTTTTTGTAAGTGTCCAGCCAGAGTATGTAAACTCATAATTATTGCTCCAAATATTCTGCTGCTATTCGCAAGATTGTGGGGCTGTCTTTAAATAAGCCTAATCCAAAATTACAATTGGAACACAACAATCCTCTAACTGCTTTAAAACCTTCAGCATGATTATGATCTATGCTAAGTCGTTTGCCATTCTCATCATAATGAGGAGTTCCGCAAATAGCACACGCATAACCTTGCTCTTCTAGTAACTTACCATATTCTTCTACGGTTAATCCGTATCTTGCTACAACTCGTTTAGCGTTTCTTTTACGTTTATATTTATCGTCTTCGCTGTGGTATCTTTTTAAATACCATTTACGTCTAGCTTCTTTCTCTTTTTCTGCAAATTCAGGATCAACAAGGCGACGGGCTTTTGCTCGTTCTGTACGGCGCTTATCGTGAGCTTTCCGTTTCTCTGGATCCTTATAAGGCATCGCTACCTCATTCCTAAAAATTTGTCAAAGTTTAACATTATTGGTACTTTTAAGGCGCAATTTTAAGTACAAACGTAGTCGTATCGTAGTAGATATCGCCAGTCCGTAGCTTACCCGCAGCAAACTCCACCTGAGTTGGGCAGCTAATTCGTCTAGCCCCAGTGGCTTGATCTACTTCACTAAAGTTTAAAGCTGCAACTACAGTGTTTACATCTGGCCTTAATGTTGAAGCAGCCGATGGACCGGCATTATCTATCTGAGCAAAGTACTGACGTAATATATTGTTAAGTGTATCTATATATTGACGGTCGTACTCCACCGGAGCCAACGGTAAAAATGGCGCTCTTAATGTACCTGTACTCATCGTCTGCCGTCTTTTCTAACATCTAAGCGTGGAGTGCCTAATTGCCACTGAGTACCCAGCGTGTCTGATTCAATCCTAAATGCTAACTGTCTACCACGCACCCTTGTATACACAATCTGGGTAAACTCCTGCACGTTATAAGTATTAACTGTGCCGTAGTTTTGGGCTGATCTAACTAATGGTGAAGGAGCTGCGTTATATGGCGCACCCGGATTCTGCTTAGGACGCATCGTAAAATTCACACGCGGATTCTCAGGTGGCGCAGTATTTGAGCCATCGAATGTGATATCGGGAATCATTCTCCACACAAACCCGTAGTTATGACCATCATCGATATCAAAGTCTGAGGACTGGATGTAGCAGTCAATAGCACTAGGCGGATTAGTTTCACCGTTATCTACAATTGCCTCGTGGTACACAATAATATTACTTGGTGTGGCAGCCTGTGGATAATCACGTAATGGGGAATCAAGCCAAGCTGTGCGCGCTAACGAGCCGTAGTACCAAACACGATCTAGGTAATTAAAGATAACGTAACGATCAATGGTCGTAGAATTAGCCGAGCAGTAGAACCACCACACTTCACTAAATCCCTCGTTTGTTCCAGAAAAGCATTGGAAGAACTGGTCTCTATTAATGTCGTTGTAAACATATGTACGAACAGCGCATGGCAATGTTTCCACACGACCAGAGTACACATAGAATTTATCTACACCCATCCAGTACACCACGCCGTTAGCCGTAGCCGTAGCGTTTGGTGACACAATAGATATATTGTCAGCTAATAAAGTAAAGCCATAAACATTAGGCGGTCCTAAATACTGCATCGCATATATAGCAGAATCAGTCCATACTAAAATTTCTTGACGAGTCTGTATCGCGCCAACAATTGTTGATCCGTCAGATAAACGGTAGCTACCTGCTTGGTTGGTTATTGCTGGCGTCCAGTTTGTATAGCTCTCCTGCGCTGACCAACGAATAAGTAGTGGGTCAATATCTGTTGTGCCATAAGCGCCGTAATCATTGCAACCAAAACAAATAACAATACGAGACGTATCAGATACTAATACTTGATTAATAAACGCAGGGACATCTGTGCCTGATACTAAAGTACCTCTTGTGCCATACGCAGGAGTAGCACCACTGCCCGGCTGCCATAGATATAATGCACTGCCACGAGGTGAGAACAATAAATCTTCACCAAAGTTTGCTTGACTCCATAGCCTTAACTGTTCACCAAAACCTGTGGTGTATCCAGAACCCCAAGTACCACGAGACCAAGGACCAGAACCCCAACCAGTGCTAAGTGTAAATGCATCAAATCCTATTGATATTTGATATGCAGAGTCTGTAGCAGAGCCACCATTACCTACATCAGATGCATTTGATAATACAGCGGCACCGGGAGAACCAATAGGGGAAACAGCACGAGCTTCAATTGTATAAACCGTACCAGAAACAATTCCAGCAATTTGGTACTCTTGATTTAATATAGCAGCAGTTATATTCCCGCCTAAACTTACAGCATTAGAGAACGTAACAAAGTCGCCAACCTGCAAACTATTAGCACTTGAATCAGTTACAGTAATCGTTGAAGAAAATGGTGCCGTAGTAACAGCAGCAAACGTCGTGCTGTTTAAGTTAGTCTCACGGATTGGTGTAATGTCATAGTACTCACCACCATTCTCAACATAAAACTTTAGGTTAGTACCTACACCTAATAAATTGTACTGTTTCAGCGTTACCCAATTCCATAAAGAACGAGCAAAGCCCAAGAACGTGTTGTACGAAAGCGCAGCCCAACCACCTATCTTCTCAGGATAGCCAGAACGAAATCGAACTTTGTCGCAGTCAAACCAACCACCTTCGTTGGCTAAAGAAGTACCCTCACGATTAACGCCCGGACGAAACTGTAACTTCTGTAATGGCATGTTTGCCTCTTACGCTTTGATGATGAAGTAAATACCGATATAAGGCGGTAAGTTTGCATTTGTTCCGCTTGAACCAGTCGTACTATTCGATACGCTAATACCTGTAGTTATTGAGCTTGTTGCATTTCTTGTATCTCCGGGACTAGAATTCATCGCGGCTAATGGACCAGATGAAAAGTTTCCATTAACTCCACCCATAGTATGGAAATGCCCCGGATCAGTAACCGTCGCAGTATGCGTGTGGCTTACAACAATTGCGTTTGCAGAACCGCCCGTAGACGCAGCGACATAAGTTGTACCAGCACCTATAGGCATACGGTCACGATAATCAGGCAAGTTAAACGTAGTAGTGGTATCGCCTGCACCAAATGTTATGCCCACTACAGCAAACAAACCTGCATATGTAGTACGTGATACCGCTGCACCATTACATAATAAATAGCCAGATGGTGCTGTCGCTGTAGGCCACATAGATAAAGTACCCGTAGGAACCGCTGCACCTGCCGCCGCGCTTACAAAAGCCGTTGTTGCAAGCTGCGTTGTGTTTGTGCCTGCTGCCGCAGTTGGACCAGTTGGAATTCCAGTAAATGCAGTAGTCCCTGTTACAGCAAGATTGCCTGTAATAGTTTCATTTCCACCTATGGTTAAGTTGCCCGATACGTAGTCAAGTTGGTCAACAATGTTTGTACCATCACATCTAATAATTACTGTTCTGCCCGCAGGGATAGGCACACCAGTACCAGCCGCAGTTGTATTGCCAGCCACAGTACTTGCATACACCGTTGCGGTATAGATACTTGAATTCTTAACTACGTACAGTTTAGTTACAGGTGGTACATACGCTGCAAAAGCTGCTGTTGTAGTAGTCG